GCAGAATCGCCCACCACCCAGAGCATTATGCTCTATGAACGATCCGTATTAAACAGATCGGAGTTTAAAGTGGTTTCATCGAGCTCAAATAAATTGAGGATCGATGTCCACTTGGTTTTTAAACTTCCGACCTACCTGGCTATCTAGCCAGGATACGAAATCCGCCATAGAGTCCTGAAGCTCATGAGGATACACCTCGATATCCGGATGTACACCCAACTGCTTGAAGGCCCTTTGGCCTAACAAGAACGGTTGGTGCCTCTCGATCAGGTTACTGACGCTTGTCAGGACGCCTGTTCCGAGGTTGTGCTCCGTCATGTCGATCATGTATCCGAGCATCAGTGTTCTGGGGCTCCCATAGAAGACGAGAGATCGTCCTCCGGCGGTCGATGGATTCTGATACAACCCTAGGGTTGAAATCAGAGTGTGCTCTGGCAAAGAAGTCCAGTAGCCCTTCGAATCCGCCTCTCTCCGATCGTCCAGTTCGATCCGAAATAGACCGAACTCGGACCTCGTGCCTATGTAAGCGAGAATTCCATCTTTTCTTAAGATGGCGTTCATCGCTTCCAATAAAGCTCGAGAGACCGGAGAATCCAGCATCGTTTCGACCCACAATCCTGAGGTACTGTCGTACCTGAATAGGAATAAGGTCTTCGGCTGTTCTTGATGCATACCATAATCCTTTATTAAAGAGATTGTTGGATGTGTCTACTACAGCCTGGCACGATGCCGGACTGTCGGCAACTAGTGTTCGAGGCTTTGAAGGGGTAATGTCATAACCCCCGAAACCATCGGTGCCACAGGACTCTCTAAAGTGTCCGTGAACATAGCTTTTGGCTAGATTCACTTTCAACTGAAGGAGTTCCATGGCTCTCACTAGTCGCTCGTACCCGTGTCTAGGAATGATGATATCATCACCAAAGACACGAACCTTGGTACGAAGTTCCTTTATTTTGGGCCAAGTCACACGTTCTGAATCGCCAAGGGTAGAACCCAAAGCGATACAGAGCATGACAAGACTCATTACTGGGAACGTCGTTGCTGTACCCTGCGAGGCAAACTTCCGTAATGACAGGAAGCTCGTGACATCAGAGATTTCGTCTCTAATGTACCTCGTACGTGCGGCGTGCAGAGCGCGTAGAACGGACTCATTCGTCCGGAATACACGTTCCACGGTCCAACACGTAAGCCGATCACTAGCGTCAGATAGATCTACTGTCGCCAGATAACGGTCACGGGAAGCATCCAACACCAACGCACCTGACTTGCTTTGATCCTTGAAGTCAATGAACGACGAGCCAAAATGCCGTCGACACTGATCAAACAAGAATCTGAGCACCAGTTGCTGACACCACTGATGTGCTGTCGGCTCTGCTGCAATAAGCCTAGGACCTTTTGCGGTCTTTGGCACGCAAATCAGACGAGCGGCCACTTCATGATTGAGTGGCCGGTCCATAGGGGCACCTACGGTTTTCCCGCAGTACTCATATGGAAAGGTATGTTGGAGCTTTTGCGGCCAGTTTGGGAACCCTGATTTCTCAGAGTTCTTGAGTCTTTCCGCTACAGCACCAGGGCCATGTTTAAAGCCCACGCCTAAAGCGTTCTCTTCGCACTCATTACTAAACTCGAGTACGTTAAGTTCGTCGAAGCGTGTGAAAATAAGATCCGCAACTTCTTGGATCTTATTGAGGAGACGTATATCGGCTAGTCTGGCTTTACCGTCTGACTCTCTGTATCCGGTATGGAACAGATCGTCATAGCGATTAAGCACAGGATAGACATGATCAACAGCTTGTGCAAGATGCACACGCATGTGATTACTCCGATTGCGCCTATCCTCGCGCGATGAAAGCTCACGATTGCTCTCTACAGACTCGTCCCCGATTTCTTCGGGAAGAGAATGAAAAAGACAATCATGAGAAAACAGATCGCCGTCGCAATGACGGCAATCTCGGGAAGGTAACTCTCCCTCATCGGGGGAACCACCTCTACCCGCTCGCTCGAGGTGTAGTTCATCGCAGTCCCAGGTAAAACTGGGTTTGCGGAGACCACGTTCGATGTCATGGTATTCTCCTACTTTCGCTGAAGTGCGATCGTCGGAGCAAACCACTTCGATCCTCTTGCCGATAACTAAAAGTTGTCGTAAGAAGAACAAAGCATTGACATCTACCTCATGCTTTAAACAGGAGTTTCTATCAAAGATGCGCAACCAAAGTCCTGAGAATAATCTCGGCACCTTGGTCTTGGATGAGACCGCTCGTGAGAACGGTCCCTCCAACGATAGGCGCCCCTCTTCGAGGCCTCTTAACAAAAGAGACTCGAGGTGGGGGAGATCTAGGGTGAAAACCCCAAGATCCCTACTTTGACAGTAAAGGGTTAGTCGATCAAAATCTTTCGACAAACTTCCCTTTAGCTCCGGGTACGAAATCTGGATATCTTTAATTAATCCAGATACGACATGGAGTAGAGCATTTACTTGGCTTTTCATGTAGGCTCCTTATTCTAGGAGGACTGCATCCAAGCCACCGCTCCGATAATCGTCCCTTCGAGTTCCTTTCTCAATAAGAGCAAGCTCTTATTAAGACTCGAAGTTCATCAACTTGTCAATGTTTGCATTCGTCAAGAATGCAAATAGACCCGCTGCGACATATCGTGGATCAACAAGGGTGTCACCCCGTTGATTTTCGATTACGCAGTACGACTTCCTGATATAGGATGTCGTGGAGGGCGAGACAGGAAATACCGTATGGATAAGTTCGGCGTTATGACGGTCAATGACCACATTACGCTTCTTATCGGTATACGAAGTATTTCGCAGGCTCAGCCGGAATTCTTCCGTAGCAGTTCGGAGAAGATACTCTGACGAGTACTTATCCTGATTGATACGAACGAGATTCTTGGCCACTGCGTTGATAGTGACAACTGCCGGATCGGCGAACATGGTACTACTCCTTGTGACTTGCGTCCCCACACCATGTGGGTAGCAATGGTTTAAGGCTTTTACTTGGCCTTCACTATTGCTAGTGACGCAAGTATGCCCATTTGGTTTGCCGTAAGGAACGGCAAATAGGCAGTAGGTAAGACAGCAGCTCGTATACGGCTCTTTCCTTCATGGGTGACCTTGATGGGACTCATCTCGGTCGCTCCTTGACGGATCTTAGGGCTCGTATACTCGATGCGAGTGTGCTTCATCACGGCAACGTGATCAAGCACGGCAGGGACTATGTTACGTGTGGCCCTAAAATAGGCCCCCACGCCAAAGCCCCAGTCGATTAACCAGGACCAAGGCATCGCCTCCCATAAAGTGGAGGGATCTATGGTCATTCCCAAAAGGGAACGTCTGATTAATGCACTCATCTCTCGATCACTAAGAGAATCGTAATTCCAGCTAGGTATCCACCTAACATGGGCACGAATCTCTCGGTGTGCTATCCCCGTGAGGTTTCCAGAAATAAAACCTCCCGCTGACTGAAAAGCAACGTTAGTTTTGCTACAGTCTTGGGTTAGCTTATCTAAAGAGACTGTCTTCCGGAGTCCTTTGGTCCGAAGTTTCTTCATTTCAGAGGCCCTCTTATCAAATTGGGCTTGAAAATCAGAAATCTTCGAGAGATCCCTCAGTATTGGCAAAAGTCCAAACTGAAGTTTCAGATTATTGCCAGCTGCCTCAGCAATCAGGCTATCGCCTGTTTTCTTTAGCAGAAGAGCAATATCTCCAAGCTCGAGCACATTCACTGGCACGTCTATATATGGACTGCTAGGGTTGGTTCGAGCGGCGGCGTCGGCTGCGTAGCCTTCGTTCGCCTTTTCTCCGGTAAACACAGACACCTTTTCAAACACACCTTGATATTGTATAGCTTCACAGATATACTTATCAAAGTAGACTGAAAAGTAATTCGGTGGTGGGTCCGTTTGAAGGACACCACCCGAGTACGACGAACGATAGACGTCAAGATAGCCGTCATCGCCTGGACCTGGTTGGTCCTCACACCTTTCGGTGTACGTCGTAACCGGATTTCCCCCGTTAACTGCTCCAAATCGCGACCAAGTACCGTTTTTAACGGCTTCGCCGCGGGATCGGATACGGGACATGTCTGTATACTCCTACTAAGGGTTGACGAAAGAGGTGCCAAATACGCGGCACCACGATCGGCATGTTAGGGAGAGGTGAGATTCCTCTCCC